CTGATGTAGCAGTAAATGCGCCCGGAGTAGATGATGCATTGTATAACGCAATAATCTGGCCATTAGCGTAGACGTTGGCCGCATCATATACAGGTTCTACACGCCCGTTATCACCAAATCTTAATCCAACAATAGAATTAAAATTATGCTTGTGTGGTACTAGATAGTGTCCGCCAGCTGTTGACGAATCTGCATTTGACGGATTAATTGTTGGAGTTGTTGCCACCTTTAGAAATCCTTAGGTAAATCTTTTATTTTATTGAAATAATCTATAAATTCTGCAAAGGTAATCTTCTCAGGGCCTGTGTTTTCGATGTATAGTTTATAGGTCGAAATCAATCCAATCCAATCCTGCGGACCTTTCGTGTGTATGCCAGCACCCTTGGTTCGATCATAAATTCCTGCAAGTGATCGTGATGTGTCTTCGGTTGCTCTAGCGGTATTTTCAGATGCTTGAGCTATTTCTGATAGTATGGTTCCAAGCGGGGTTGATCCGTTATCAAATACAATGTTAAAATTTGAACAATTAATTGTATGTGCCGCACTATTGAGTATTTGTGCATAAACTTGCGCAGCACTACCCTTGCTTGTTCCACTTCCGCTAGAGGTTCCTCCTGTAGGAGTAGCTCCGCCGGTGCCTCCAGTTGAAGTGTAAGATGTTGACCCATTGCCAAAGAATTCATCTTCGGATATAGTAGCACTTGTAATTTCGGTCGACAAATTTGTCAGTGCAGTTGCAAGAGAGGTAAGCCCAACTATAGTTGCCTGAGCAGACAACGTGGTTGCTTGAGATGCTAATAAAGCCCTAGCTGCGGTATATGTAATAGCCATGATGTATTATTTAAGCCAGTGCTATACCAGTGGTTGACTGAATAAATTGGTCAGCAAATGCTTTATCTGTGGCTTCTGCTACTGTTACTGTTGTTTTTAACAGTTTGATTTCTTTGCTAGGGTCTACAGTAAACAAATAGGGCATCAGTCCTGGACCTTTTGGTCCCATGCCAATTACTTGTGGATTCTTTAGTTTATAATATGCAGCCCCATCTTCAACTAATTTGGCAACAATTTCTTCACCACTGGTTAGTTTGAGAGTGATTACTTCACCTTCTGATACGCCTTTGTCAATTAACATGTTTATCCTTGTAAATGTTTTTTAAGTTCTGTAAATCCGCCAATCAAATTTCCATCTAAGAAAATCTGAGGAACAGTTCTTGCATCGGGCACGGCTTCCAAGAGGTCTTCTCGTGTGTATCCGTGCCCTATTTTTCTTTCTTGAATCTCAATGCCTTTTTGTTTCAACAATGCTTTCGCTTGATCACAATAGGGGCAGTTATCTTTTGACCATACGATAGCTGTCATATATTTCCTTGATTAACCTGTGTACACAATCCCGCCGCTCTTGTCTGTAACTCTGACCAGCAGCATGCCTTTGTTTTTGTAACTCAGTGCGGCTGCTATGGCAGATTGTTCGTTGCCATAATGTCCTATTGTGGTCCAAGATTCGTATGGATTGCTTCTTTTGAATTGTGCTTTGTACATAGTTTATTATATAGCTGGAAGGGCATCGTAGTCAAGATTTTCTCCCATGACTCCGATTACATAGTTAGTGCTTTCGCTTTCCTGCAGAGCTGTTTGTTTTTTGCTGGTATCAACGTGTTTGTTAAACCAAGGAATTGGTGTGCTCTTAGGAGCACTTGCCTGATACTTAATACCAATTTCCTTTAATGCTCCAACTGCTGTGAAGTCAACAAAGTCTCGTAGGATATTTGCATTAAGTCCGATAACTGGTCCCATCTTAAACAAGTATGTGGCCCAATCTTTCTCTTCACGGATCACATCCATATAAAGTTGATATACTTCTTGCTCGCACTCTACCTTGGCTTCAGCAAAGCGACTGTCTTCTTTGACCACTTGATTGATCAAATAAGCAGTCCAACCTTTGTGCAGTAGTTCGTCTTGCAAGATCAATTGGATGATGTTTCCATTGCCCATAAAGATCTTGTTCTCTACCATGGCCAGGCTTGTAGCAAAGCTAACCATAAAGCGGAAGGCTTCAAGAGCATAGCTGGCATGTAGAGCCATCCAAATTGCTTTGATATATTCTTTCTCTGGAATAGTTTCACCTAACTGTTTACGGCAGTTGATGACATGTAATGCTTCGTAGTAATTGCCTACACTCGATGCCATTTCAACAATTTCTTTAGTGTCGTGGATAGTATTGAATACTTCTTTTGGCACATTATAAATGTTGCGGATGATATGACTGTATGACTTACTGTGAATATTAGTTTCAAAGAATGTCCAGTTGTATACTAATGCTTCTAGTTCAGGCAATGATATAACGGGCATAAAGATTTGACTAGGTCCACGGCCTTGCAAACTATCTAGTGCTGTTTGACGTAGCAGGTTGCTGGTAAAGATATGCTTAACTGCATCACTAGCATCTTTAAAATCATTTGAGTCTTTAGTAAGACTAATCTCTTCAGGTTGCCAAAAGAAGCCACGTGCTGTTGCTTCAAAGTCTGCAATCTTTTTATACTTAACTTCTTCAAAACGTTGTATGGTAACTGGGCCTGCTGGATCCAGAAACATCTTGCGATTAAGATAGTCTGTCTTTGTGTTTAGGTTGTATTGTGCTTTACTCATTTGTTGTATCGTATGTTTGTTGAAATATATCTTTCTTTACTGCGCCATAGTCGCCCTCGCCATGACGTACAATGTAGTCGTTGCTTTTGGTATAGTTTAGATCACCCCACGATGTGCGTAGCACACCATCATGATCTGCAAGTTTCGCTATCTTTGGAATCTTCTTAGGTGTCGCGATGCCGTCCCCTTGATCGTCTTTGAGACTTGCAAACTTCTCTGGACTGATTGGATACTTCTCACCTTTAGGACCGGTCATGATATAATGCCCTGCTTCATATCGAACTGGTCCTTCTAGTGTATCAACTGTTCCGGGTTCTTTGGCGATTTCATACTTTTCTTCGGCTGGCTTTTTAAAAGTTTTGAAAGCCCCGTCTTTAAACCACTCATCATCCACTTTGGTAGATTCTGAAATCAAATCGATATATTCTCTAAGTGTTTTCATAATTTACATGCCTCGCAATCTTCGTCTTCAATTAATTCTCGTTCATTGTGGAATCCATTATAATGAACTTCAGGCGTCAGTTCTGCCTGCTGCTTACTACCTGCTTTATTGATTAGGCTGTAGTAGAATGTTTTCAATCCCCACACATGGGCCTGCATAAGGTTTCGAGCAATTAATGTAGTTGGTACTTTTCTATCAGCAAAGTGTGCTGGATTGTAGAATGTATTAGTTGAGATACTTTGATCCACATAGGCAGCAAGCACCGCAGCAGTTTTTAGATAGCCATCACAGTCTTTCTGATCCCACATCAATTGATATTTGTTTTTCAACTTATGATATTCAGGTACGACCTGTGTAAACGATCCTGCTTTTGATTCCTTGGTACTGATTAAACTCATAGGCATTTCGATACCATTGGTTGAATTAATTACCACACTAGAACTTTCAACAGGAGCGATGGCCATCAATGTGGCATTGCGTACTCCGTATTGTTTCATATCAGTTCTAAGACTTTCCCAGTCTAGTTCCGGAGCAAAATCTGCGAGCTCATTTACACCTTTAGCACGTAGTTCCCAGGGGAACACACCTTGACCGTAGCGTGTTTTGGCACTCTCGGTACAAGGGCCACGCTCCTTGGCCAACTCCACAGTGGCTTCTGTTAGATAGTAGGCTTGATGTTCCATCCAAGTCTTGACTTCTTGTAGTGCATCTTTCTCTCCATACTTCAAACCACGCTTGGCATGCCAGTAGGCTAGATTAGTAACACCAATGCCTAATGGTTGTATCTCGTCGTTGCTTAGTTTGCTTTGTATCGACAGAAAATCTTGATAGTCAAGAATGTTACACAGGCTACGCTGTAGAATCCTTGCGGCTCTACGCATATCCTCTGGGTTCCGGAACGCTCCCCAGTTGAGAGATCCCAGTGTACATAACGCTATGCGACCAGCATCGTCATCAAGTCTCTTAAAGGGACGTGTGGGTAATAGAATCTCACAGCACAGGTTACTCTGATATATCGTATGATATTCAGGATCAAATGGTCCTTGGTTGATCACGTTGTCAATAAACACCAAATAGATACGACCTGTATCCGTGCGCTCCTTCAGTATACCACTCTTGAACACTTCTTCAGCACTCATGGTCTTTTTACGCAGACCTTTCTGCTTTTCGTACTTGACATACAGCTCTTCAAATAGAGCAGTATCTTTATAGAATGCTTCATATAAGTCAGGTACATCATTAGGATCAAAAAACGTAATTTGTTCTTTGTTTTTAAAACGTCTCCAGAAGAAAGCTGACAACACAACTCCGTAGTCCATGTGTCGTACACGAGTTTCTTCTGTGCCTTGATTGTTCTTAAGGACAATAAGGTCATCAAACTGATAATGCCATATGGGATAAAATACTGTGGCGCTGGCATTACGAATGCCGCCCTGTGAGCATGAACGTAGATCACCGAACCATTTCTTAAGGAATGGGATCATACCTGTATGCATGATCTCTCCACCTCTAATGGGACTACCTAGTGAACGCAGACGGCCTATCTCCAAACCAATACCAGCACGTTTGCTGGCATACTTGGCCATCATCTCACCAGAAGCAAATATGCTATCCAGATCGTCGTCGCTGCGGATAAGCACACAACTAGAAAACTGTTTAGTAGGAGTGCCGAGCCCAGCCAAGACAGGTGTAGCAAGAGTAAACAAACCATCTGAAGCCGCGTTGTAGTACTCTTTGATGTAACGCATACGGGCTGCATTAGGTTCTTCTTTATGGAAGACAGTCGCGGCTGCAACCATATAACGAATTTGTGGTGTTTCATAAGTCTCCTTAGTAGCACGGTTCTTGACCAGGTACTTCTCTATCAACTGTTCAATGGCTGCATATGAATATGTTTCATCTTTTTCATGATCCAGCATGTCATTCAACTTGTTCCAATCATCTTCGCTATACCATTCAAGAAGCTCAGGCGTGTATAATCCCGTGGCTACATTGGTTTTGATAATTTCATAGAG